TTTGAACCATTTAAGAACTTATTACTTAGATCTCCTTATTTTAATAGAGTTGGATTTGAACCAAGAGTGTCAGAAATATTTTTCTTTTCTAAGCCTGTTAGATGTTTTTCTGGTCACTCTGAATCTGAAGGTTGGGAAGGTTATGAAGTAATGACAATTATTTTGGATGAAATTGCCGCCTTTAAAACAGATGCAGAATTGCGTGGAGAAACAAGATCAAAGGGCTCTGCGTCTGCGATTTATAATATGAGTAAGTTATCGATCATGTCTCGCTTTCCAGAAGTTGGTAAAGTTATTCTATTGTCATTCCCTCGTTATAAAGGTGACTTTATTCAGCAGAGATATTTTAATTCAAGAGAAAAGAAAGAACCAAAGACTTGGACTATAAAAGCTGCAACATGGGAAGTTAATCCTACTATTAAGCGTGAGCAATTGGAATCTGAATATATTAGAAACCCAGTTGAAGCAAGAGCTCGTTTTGAATGTGAACCTCCAAACATGGAAGATGCTTACTTTAGAGATCCGGATTTGGTTAGAAAAGCATTTATGTATAGCGAGAATCCAATTGATGAAGATGGAAATTTTAAACCTTGGTTTAATAAAACTGATGAGCAAGTAAGGTTTATTCATATCGACTTGGCATTAAAGCGAGACAGAGCTGCGCTTAGCATGGTGCATTGCACCGGGTTGAAAGAAGTTAAAACATTAATGGGAGTTGAGAAACTACCTATTATCAATGTTGATTTGGTTTATTCTTGGGAAGCAAGTATTAACCAAGAAATTAATTTCTCATCTATTAGGCAGATGATTGTTGATTTATGTAGGAAATTTGATGTAGCTAAGGTTACATTTGACCGCTGGCAATCAATTGAAATGATTCAAAGCCTAAGGGGTCAGGGTATTAATGCTGATTTCCATTCCGTAAAGAAAACGGATTATGATACTTTAATGACTGCTATTTATGATACGAGATTGCGTGGTTATTGGAATGAGCTATTAGTTGAAGAAGAATTGCTAAAACTTAGATTGTTTGGAAATAATAAAATTGATCACCCAAACTCAGGATCAAAAGACTTAGCCGATGCTGTTACTGGTGCGACATTTGTTTGTATTGAGAATATGGTGATTGATGGAGATGTAGAAATTGAAATTCTTAGTCCAGATCGGTATTTTGAAATGAATGAAGATTTGGAAGATTTTGGTACTGTGCAAGTGTATAATAGAGAACTCGGGGGATTTGCTCCCGGATTTAGTGAAACAAAGGTGGATGCATCTATATGGCTAGAAAACATTTAGAAAATATTAAGGTCACTCATGAAGAAGTGATCAATCAATTGGCATTGCAAATTGCCAGTATTCAGGTTGAAAATACTGTAATAAAATTAGAGTTACAAAAGCTCAAGGATTATATCAGTAAATTAGATGAGACTGATGTTGAGTTTTAAGTCGATTATTTAAATTTAATTACTTTTTTTGTCCTGCGTGAGTTTTTTACCATAAAGCCTGATAGTGTCCTTGTTAAGAAATAGGGAGTCAATATCGGCAACCTATCCACGAAAACCACTAATAGGAGAAATAAAATGTCAACATTCAAATTAAATAAAGTAGATACGCTTCCTGAAATCTCTAGGGCTGGTCGCAAGTCTGAGGAATTGAATATGATTATTGCTGCACTAAATGAGTCAGTAAATGATGGTAATCCATTCCGCATTGATGGAATTGAAGCAGGTAATGCTTATAATTCAATGCAACAAAGAATTCGTGCCCAGGCTAAGAAGTTGGGTTACAAAATCGTTATCCGTTTTGATTCAACATCGAAGTCGTTATTCTTTAAGGCTACTCGTGTAGAAATGAATAGTGCAAAGTCTGTTGATACAGGCAAGCTTACTGTCAAGACTAGCGAGATTGCTGGTGTCAAGACAAAGGTTAAGACTAAATAAGTATTGAATAATATTTACCATAAAGCCCCGTGCATAACCTGCACGGGGCTTTTTTTTATGTCATAATGTTGGTATGACACTTGAAGTTGAACAACAGAAAATAGAAATTGATAGAAAAGATATTGATCAATGGTGCCCTATGTTTGGCCTTCCATGTTATGACCGAGCATTGACTGAACCTTTCTTTATGTCTTTCGTAAAAACTGTCATGTACTTTAAAGAAATTGGCTGCAAGTTTGCAGTTAGTACAATAACTGATTCGCTTATTAATCGCGCTAGGAATAACTTGGTAGCTAAATTTATGGCTAATCCTCAGTTTACTCATCTTATATTTTTGGATGTTGATCTTCAATTTAAGCCAGAAGATATTGTTAAAATGTTATGGCATGATAAAGAAGTAATGACGGGGGCTTATCCAATTAAGGATATTAACTGGGATAAAGTCTCGAAACTTGTAGGTGAAGGTATACCTAAAGATGAACTTGCGAAGAAATCTACTCGTTTTGTTGTTAACCCAGTTAAATTTGGTAATAATACAATTGAAACTGATAATGGTGCTATAGCAGTTCATGATGCAGGTACTGGTTTTATGTGCATTGAAAGATCAGTATTTGAAAAGATGATTGAGGCATATCCTGAATTGAAATTCAATGATGATACAGGTAGCATGAAAGGAGCTGAATTAGACTACACTTATGCTTTCTTTAATTCTTATGTTGATGATGATGGAAGGTTTGTTTCTGAAGATTATGGTTTCTGTAGATATTGGCAAAAACTTGGCGGTAAAGTTTGGGTTGATCCTGCCATTGAGATTGGTCATTTAGGTAGAATGATGTATGAGGGAAGTATGATTGAACACCTTATTGAACTATCAAAGAATGGACAACAGGAAAAAGTTCAAAGTAAGTCCGGAAAAGCAAAAAAGAAATAAGCCAGTAGTAGGCTAAAAAATATATACTCAAATTTGGTAAAATATTGGTTAAAATATGCTTGGTGATTCTTTAGCTAATCTTTTATCTTATTAACGATAACTTACACGCTTGTAATCTTACACGGCCCCTCTCCGCGTTTTTATATAATTTTTTATATAAAAGATTGTTGGCTTTCTGAGCGATTCTCTGACACAAAAAGAATATAAATAAAATATATTCTCTGAGGTTTTCTTCACCCTGTTTCCCCGATACAATTATTCTCCAATGAGTGAACCATTTACAATTAGTTATATTAGGATAATACACACACAATTTGTGTGTGTATTTTTGCGTGTATTGTTCAAGATAAATTATCAACTTAGAGAAAGGAAATGTATATGAGTAAGCCTATATTTGGGTCTTTAGTTGGAAATAGAATTACCGATAAGAATACGGTATTTGGTATTGTCAAAGAAGTGTTGGAAATAACTAAAGATAATGAAACATTTGCTATTGCCGTATTAGATTCAGGTAAAGCAATTCGTATTAGTACTATTGCTAGATTATTTTATGCTCAGGGTTTGTTTTTGCGTAAGTGTGATGGTGGTTACAAGATTTATGCTTTTCCAAATGATTCTGTTGTATCTAAGCAAAAATTTGGTCCTCAGCGTAAGCGTATTGTTTCACCTTGCGTTACTGGTAACATTGACAATACAGCAAACTTTGGTGATGAGAAAATAAATATTACTTCTCATATATCTTCTGGTAATCCAGTTTATTACAATAAGCAAACAATGGGGGAAAGTAAATGAATATGGAAGATGTTTATCGTAATACTACTGACCGTCTAAATAAATTGTATAGTCAAAAGTATAAGGGTTTGATAGCCTTTACTGAATTTTATAATGAGCAACAAATGATATTGCTAGAGTTTAGTAATCTTATTAAAGAAAGTGTCCATCAAAAAATTGATGAAGATATTGAAGAAGCATATCTTCTAAGAATAGAAAGCGAGTTACAGTAATGGATTATGAAATTGTAGATGCTTTAGAACTGGGAATATCTTCTATTGAATTTAATTTTGACGGTAACTTTGATTTTGAAGTTATTGATGAAGGTCAAATTGAAATTAAAGAGAAGGTAACAAAAGTAGAAACATCTTTCCCTTATGGTTCTTATTCAAAAGAAAGAACATATAGGGATTACTGGTTGGATCACGATCAAGAATTCCTTGCTTCTTTAGTTTCAGTAAAAGTTGCGAGAATGAATAGGCGTGGGAAGGTTGCTATTCTTGACGATATCCGTGAGTTTAGGTTATTGAATAAAGTTATTGCTTCCAGTTTGTGTGATAGTTTTACAAATGTTGGTTATGTATTTAGCGTTTATGGAGATGAATAAATGGAATATAGAAATCAATTATTAAATGAACTTGAGAAAATAACTAGTCTAATGAATGTCCCATTTGCTAGGCAAAAAGATTACTCATGGTTGATTAGCAATGTTGCTATAAATAATAAAAATGAAAAGCAAGTTAAGAAAGTAATTACGATTTGTCAACTTCTAATGAAAGGAGAATAGCAATGATAAAAGATGAAAACGGTGTTTACCATTATCATCATGAAAAAGCAGCAAAAGCAATTGAGTTTTTATATAACAGTGATAATGAAGAATACAAAAAAGCATATATTACTGCGATTGATGTAATGTTAGACATGGATAAAATGATTAGTGATTATGGAAAACTGATCAAGCAGTATCGCGAAGATATATTAATTCAGATTAGAATTAATGAAAATCTAAATAGGGAGATACGCGAAATGAAGGAAGTGGTAAATGGCTAATTGTATATATTGCTCATCAATATTTATTGATGAAAGATATGAAGCAGGTTATGATTACTGCTTAGATGAGAAATGCCAAAAGATTGGACTAGATGTTTCAGAGAGAGCATTTAGAAAAATATATACCCCAGCATTGTTACACAAATGTAATTATTTCTGGGTCAAGAAAACAGAATTAAAATCACTAAATGTTAGAGCAGATATTCTACAACAAAGAGAGGAAAACTAATGAGTTGGTTAGATGATATTTATAATGAAGATGGTAACAGTAAAAAACATCCTTCATATAAAAATATAAATAAGTTAACGATTAAAAGTCATGAAGTGGTTAGTCCATATGATTGGGCTTTGGATTTTGATTTGAATCCTGATTGGAAGTCATGGCAAAATGAAATGAATCGTTACTTTAAAAATAATGATTGGAATGACTAATGGATTTTCAATGCTTAGAATGTTTTGAATATTCTGAAGAATGGATTACACCTTGCTCTATTTGTGGGAGTGATGTTGTGGTTCCAGTTGATAGTTTGACAGATTATGAAGAAAGGCAAGAAAATTGGAGAAATTAACAGCATTGAAATGGGTAAAGAAAGAGCGAGAAGTTCAGTATTACTGGACTAAAGAAACCGGATGGACTAAAAAGAAACCATTGGATGAGTATTGGGTAATAGAAAAGGTGGAAGAAAATGATTGATTATTTATATTTGGGACCAACGCCTTCTGATGAAGATTGTGCTCAAGTTGGGAATGATAATTTTCGTGAACAATGTAATAAAGAAATGGAAATGTACATTGATCAGCTTAAAAGGTTGTTTCCAGAAGTAGCAAGGTATAAAGGAATGCGATTTAAAAAGAATTGGCAACAACATGATTTTGGTTCTTATGGTGAAGTTGTCATTACATATAATGATGAAGATGAAGAAGAAAGCACTTTAGCATTAAGAATCGAATGGAATCTTCCTAAAAAATGGGATGAAGTAGCGATTAAACAAAAAACAAACACAATAGGAGAAAGACAATGAAAACATTAGATAATGAGCAATTTGAAAGTATTATTGAAAAAATTAATAATCAGGTAAATTATGAATTTGATTCAAAATTTGCTGTAGTTTACGGTGTCACTATTGACAACGATCTCTCTATTACTATGGAGAAAATTGATGCTAATGGTGATGTTTATGATCTGATTGACATAGATAATACAACTTTGATGGATCAAGTTAATAATTATGATTTGATTACACTTGCTACTTGTGGTTGGGCAGCACCTATTACTTCAGATGATGATGAAGATAATGATACTGCTCCATCTCAACATCCTCAAAAGCGTAGGGTTAGACTTGTAACTTCTGCTAATATTTTTGGTCAAGCTGGTAGTTCAATTTTGTTTAAAGATGATCTTGAAAATCCAGTTCATGATTATGGTAGTGCTAAGGGCTCTCTTGCTGATGCCATTACTCATCTTCTTAGCGTTGCTAAAAGCAAAAAATAAACACAATTAAATATAGATTATGGGGCTACTGGGTATTCAGTAGCCCCATTTCTATATCTCAAGAAAGGTATC